TATATCAAGCAGAACAGAGGCTGGGACGAATAACTTTAACTCCGCCGCCTTGTCTAACAACTCTGCGATCTGCTTGCGTTTATTCATTCAGTCTCTTTATCTGCTTGATAAACTCTTTCTGATTCGTATCGTCTGACTTTATCTCGTTCTTTACAACCACCTGCGCGGGGGGCTGTTCCGGCACATTGACGGTCACGTTTGCCGGTTCAATTTTTACTTCAGGAGCCTTGCCTGGATAACTGTGAACCGTGATATTCAAAGGTTGTGCGGGCTGGGGCTGATTGGATTTAATGCCCTGTATCTCTATCCTCATCGCGTCCAATAGAGGGGTGAAGTCATACGAGACTGTATATGCTATGCCAGCGTCCCCCGCGATGTCAAACGCTTTGAGGACATCCAACTCGTTATCCGCCTCTTTCAGTTTAGCACGGATACAGTCGCACATCTCTTTGGGTAACGACTTGCACTCAAAGTCTGTGGCGTTGCCTTTGCCCTTGCGGTGATTGCGTTGCGCTACCTGCCGCCATAGGTCCAGGTCTTTTATCTGCTGCGCGTCCAACACGGATTTCTTCGGCTTCTCTTCCCTCTTCTCGTCAATGGGTTTCTCAACAGGTTTGTTCTGCTCCCAATCATTGCGCATCGGTGCCACTTGAATGACAGGATCCGGCCTGTCAAACTTCTCGTCAAGCGAACTGGATTCAACGCCCTCCGGTAATTCAAGCCCTAACATATCAGACACAACAGAGGGACGAAGTCCAGCTTCAATGTAAATCTTGAACGCACCCGCCCTCTCGTTCTCATCTTCCTGGAATGCGTCTATCGTCTCCGGCTTGAACTGCATCTTAAGCCCAAATCTTGCTAACAGTTGATCGGTGAATGTCTCTTCGATGCAATGATAGATAGTCACGAATTCAGACGAGGTGTACCAGAGTTTTATCATCTCGTTGAACTCGGAGGCAAAGGCCATGTCAGACATGAACAAGGCAGCAGGGATACCGTGCGACGCGGCAATGTTTTCCATCATTTGCCTCGTTAAGTCTTTATACACTCCCTGTAACTCATCCATCCCCGCGCCCACTCGCTTAATGTCTGCCGATTCTGCGTTTATAACCATTACCGGCTTTATCCCGACCCGTTTCAAAAAGTTAGACCATTTAGTTTCCGCCTTTTCTTTTTCTCCCGGTCCGACCATTCCCTTGGTCGCCAGAACGGTTGGGGGGATAAACCCTGTTTCGGCGTTTATTTTAACGGTGTAATCCATCGACGCCAATACTTCGGTTGATTGCAACGCAGTAGACATGGGATAGCATTTAGCCGGCCCTATCTCTACGTCCGAATCTGGGAGCCAGAAATACATCATCTCGCCCTGAAAATCAGCGGGATTAACTTCTTCTCCAGCGGGGACATAGTTCCCCGTCAACCCCAAATCAGACGAACGCGAGAAATACTCCAATCCATTCGCGGTAATGTATTCCGCGATGGTATCAGGCTTGCAATAATACAACTCTACCACATTAGACCCCATGACCGTTGGGATGACATACGCCCTGCCCCCACACAAGGATGACGCAAGCGTGAATAATAGCCTTTTGGGGTTCGACATTCCCCCAAGATTGTTCTTCCACTCATCTGACGAATCGTAAACAGAATCGCCTTTGAGAATGTCAAAGGGCAGGCCCGCAATAGCATTTGCCGTCATATTATTAGCCTTTGCCAACCAGGGGACGATTCTACGCAGAAGAGTAGACTTGCCTCCCCCTCCGCCCGTTGAGGTCGCGGCTAAAAAGTTCTCAAATCCTCCCCACGCCTCGAAGTTAATTCCCTTTAACCCATTGCCGAGATTTTGAAATTTTATAGTTTGCATCTCCTCTCCTTAAGCAACCCACCAGGTCAATTCCATGTCCTGCTCCATCGCGTAGCGCAACGCGTCCACAATATGATTATCCTTGTCTACCGGAACCGGAAGGGCATTACCTCCCGCGTCCTCCTTCCACTTATAACCTTGAAACTCGTTCCTTGTGTTTATACATTTCGTGTCTATGATAATGGTCTGCTGCTGCATCCACTGGATGCCGTGTAATAGACTATCCTTGCCTTTCGCCGCCGGTCTTGCGTCCAGCCCATAATTGCCTAACTCTGCTATTGACTTCGGTTCAGCGCTATCACAAATTATCGCGTCCTCGCCCGTTAACTTCTTCGCCTCTATGGCTAATAGATCATTGGTCAATCCGGTTTGATATAACTCATCGTATATGAATATGGTTTTCCGCATTTTGTCGTAGTGACATACCACGACGGCGGCGGGGTCGCTAGAATAACCGAAGTCAATTCCGTTCCTGTGGTTGGTGAATTGGGCGCGTTGTTCTGACAAATCCTCCACCCGCCAGTTGGTAAAGATAACGTTGCCGAGTACCCCCCAATTTCCGAGAGAATAGACCTCATAGCGATATTTGTCCTTCTCGTTCTCGAGTCTGGAAACATCCTGCTTCGTAAGAAAGCGGTTATCCTTATAAGTAGTTTTGAGAATACAGATTTCATCTGTTCTATACTCTTTCTGGCTGTCAGCCCAGCCGATATGCTTGAAATAGGTTTCATATATCCAATGCGTCTGTAATATAGGGTTGAAGGAAAGTACTAGACGCTTCGGAACATCCTCCGACCCGCCGCGCTGCCGCTTCAGTATCTGCGCGACACTAGCCGCTTCTGTCTCTGTCGCTTCTTCTACCCAGGAGTCGGTAAACACTCCCTTAGCCGGGGTAATGGATTTTATCTTCTCTACATCGTCCAATCCAACGAATACACATTGAAACCCATTCTCGCAGGTTATCGTCCCATCCGTCTTGTTTATACTGAACAGGTGCGCCACGCCCCAGGATGAGATAACCTTACCTATCTCCTGCGCCACCGAACCGCGAATAGTACGCGCTACTTCGCGGCATACTAGATAATTTCTGCCTCCCCGGAGTAGATCGTAAACCACACGCTGCGACAGAAATACAGACTTACCGGAACTTGAACCTCCGTAAAATATCTGAAAAGGCGTTGTATCTTCGAGATAAGGCAGGTAAACAACGTTAAATACCTCCGTATGTAAGTCAATCTGCATCCTCATCCTTTACAAGTTTTATTTCTATTCTCTGCCCGGCAGTTGTAACGTCCACCTGGTCCGGAACCTTGCCATACGAATATTCCAGGAACTTGGTCTGTTTAGCCACTTCCTTGCTTTTTGCCATGTCGCGCAGGATCTCCAGAACGCGGGTAATGCCTACCTCGTCCTCTTCCCCGGCTACAAGAACGGCAAGTTTGCGCAGTTGGGTAAAGTTGCGCGGCCTGCCCTTGCGGTTAATGCGAGGATCGCCGCGAACGAACGGCTTTCCGTTTACGCGCTTCTTGGTGATTTCTTCTGTATTAACTGCGGGTTCGTCAGTCATTCTTTATCGGCACAGCCGCCACCTCTAATATAGCCCCCGCTAGTTTTACCCGCATCATTTGTGTAGCCGTATCTATCGCGGATTCGGGTAAGTCTAAAACTACACGCAGACCACCATCCGCGAGAGTTTGTACTCTATTAACTTGGGCCGTAAAGCGGATTATTTCTTCAGCCATTCTTTCCTTTTTATCTCATCCAGGGCTTCATCTTCGCCGACCCACTCGTTGTCTGACTTAAACACGATCTGCCCCTGTTCGCACATCTTACCGAAGATATACCATACTATCTTCTGGCCTATCCATACACCTATAAGTAAAAAGATGCCCGCAACCACAAAGACCATACCTTATATTATACTATATAAACGTGAAATTAATCACATTAAATAAGTGACATTCGTCGCGCTGATATGGTGTATTATGAATACATTCAAGGAGACGCTATGTGCAGAATAACACGGTTTGAACTGGACGAAGCGCTGGAACGCGTACGCAAACACATCCCCCATACAGCAGATAAGATAGAGAAGTATGTGGATCAGCTGGAACGGGAACGACGCGACGATATTGAAACCATGCGGCTGGCTGGAATAAACGGAATCGGTATGATAACGGTTCAGAAAATGACCGGGATGGAGCCGTTCCACCATGTCAATACCACCGCCCGCACTATCTTAGAAAGGAGTCACTAACATGTGCCAATTCTTTAGCTTTTGCATGGACGAGTACGGTAAGAAATACTATTTTGGCTGGGTTCAGCGCCAGGAGATGAAATTTGAAGGCGCGGACTCCCATGACCATATCATATCTGCATATAAACTCAAGGACGCGAAAATCAATTGCTTTGAATATAACCCACTTCTGAAAACATTCCGGGTGGACAAAATCAATGTGATTGATAATCGTGTTCAAGCCGAGGAATGGGTCAAGAAACTGGACTTCAAAAAGATTGTCGAACCCCTGATTATCAAAGAGATTATCAATCCGCTGACTGGAAAATCGAAGAAACCCACAAAGGGAGATGTTGCCCTCCTGAAGAAGTGGGATTCGGTCTGGGCTTCGGTCGGGGCTTCGGTCGGGGATTCGGTCAGGGATTCGGTCTGGGCTTCGGTCGGGGCTTCGGTCTGGGATTCGGTCAGGGCATACACCGGCTCTTTCTTCGACATCCAATACAAACATGACTTCTCCCCCGCCATTAAACTATGGGAACGCGGATTTGTC